TTGCGGTTTCGAGCGGTACCAGGGTGAGGTCTATCGGCAATGCGCAGCCAATAATTGGATCGCGCTCAAGGGCGATAAGGCGCAGTTCTTCACGTGGACGCTGCTAGACAAGCGGACAGGCCGGAGCCGGTCGGTCAAACGTCCTTATTCGCAGATCCAGCACGTCGATTCGGGCGTAGGGCTTGCACGATCCAAGGTGCGCAACGCTCGACAGGCTGACTTGTGCGACCGTATTGTCTGGAGCAGCGACTACATCAAGCTGGTGTTGCATCGTCTGCGCGCAGGCCAGGGGGCATCGTGGCAGATCGCGCACAATGCGCCGAAGTGGTACTTTAAAGAGATTCAGAACGAGGTCTTTGTCACGGAGAAGGACAAACGGACTGGCAAGAACAAGACTTTCTTTAAAAAGCTGGGCGAGAACCACTCGTTCGATGCCGAAGCCATGCAGGTTCTGGCCGCTTGCATCGAAAAGATCATCGGACAGGCCGAAATCATCACAAACGACGTGGAGGCTGTCAACGCTTGACAGACAGAGTGACTTTATGGGTGGCCCTTCAATTTTACGCTATGCGTCGCTGCAATTTTGCGAGACGCTTTATGATCAGTGTCTTTCGGCGCTGACCGAAGGCCAAGGTACCATCGTGATTAGCACATCCGGCGGCGGTGAGTCCGAAACCCGCGCATCTGGATCAGACGGCGGTATACCGGTCATGACTTTGATGCGGGCTGTGATGCGGAGGATGCACCAGCTCGACCCCGTAAAATATCCGGGCATTTCCAACCGCCTCAAACCTGACTTTTCAACCTTTCCGCTATGAGTTTTATCGAACAGACCATCAGGTTTTTCAGTCCGGCAACCGCCTTGCAACGCCAGCGCGCAAAGGCGCAGCTAGAGGCGGGCGACAAGGTGGGATATTGGCGCGTCGGGGCTCAGTCATCGACGAATCGCCGGGCGAGCGGTCAAGCGTTGGATCAGCCTGATTCCAGCCGCAACCACACCGACCGGGTGACGCTAATTAGGGAGGCTCGATGGCTGGAAGAAAACAGCAGCGTGGTCAAAAGCATTCTGCGCAAGTACCGCACCTTTTCCGTGGGCCGCTTGCAGTACGTGCCGCGCACAAGCTCCGAGGAAGCCAACAGAGCAATCACGGCTTACGTGGAAAGGTGGATGTCGAGCTGCGACCTGACCCGGCGCCACCATTTTCGCGTGCTGGCCGGGCTGGGCGTCACGTCGATGAAGCGGGACGGGGACATCGGCTACATCGTAAGCGAGGTGCCAATGACGCAGCTCGACGAGATGCTCAAGATCAGTCCGATCCGACTGCAAGCCATCGAGGCTGACCGCATCGGCTCGATTCCTAATCGCAACGGGACGGATGCGAAGCCGTTTAAGCCGCTTAAGAGAGGCGAGCAAGACTTTTCCGGCGTTGTCATCGACTCGACGGGCAGGCCGATCCGATACCGGATCTACAATCGCAGCCTGACCGGTGAGTCCATGATGCCTGCGCTTGAGGTGCCTGCGCAGGAGTTCCTGCACCTGTTCGACCCGACCCGGTTAGACTCTTATCGCGGGTTCTCGGCGTTCGACGCAGCCATCACCGACATCAAAGACCTTCAAGAGATCCTCGCGTGCGAGAAAATCTCAGTGAAGTATTTGTCCTCGATCAGCGGCGTCATCAACAACGCAGACGGCAGCGCAGATCAAGACGTTTCGCTGGACACGACGCACAGCGACTACATGAGCGACGCCGACCGCATGAAGAAGGTCGAGCCGGGTGCGATCCAGTACCTTGCAGAGGGTGAATCGTTCAACCCGGTTGATTTCAACCGCCCGTCACCGACTTTTAACGGGTTCTTGGACACTCTCGTTCGCTCGACCGGACTTGCCGTCGGGCTGCCTTACGGATTTATCTACTCCTGGGCGGGACAAGGGACAGCGGTCAGGATGGAAGCTGCGCAGGCCGCGCGGGAGTTTGAAATGACCCAGCTAACACTGGAGGAGAAGCTGCTTTACCCGATCGTAATCCGCGTCATCGCTCGCGGCATCCAACTCGGTCACCTGCCAGCCGTACCAGACTTTGATGCGGGGGAGTGGCGCTTTCCGGCCAAAGTCACAGCCGACATCGGGCGCGAATCCAAGGCGCTCATCGACGAGACCATGGCTGGGATTATCAGCAAAACGCAGATCGCAGCGGATCGCGGTGAGGATCGCAACATCATCCGCAGTCTGCTCCGCGCTGAAGCCATGGAGCTTGTCGAGGACGCCAAGATGGTACAAGACGCATCTGGCGGAGTGCTGGATCTGCCGACAGCGATTTACATGCTGGAGCGGCGGGCGCCTAACGCGCCGGCTATACCGGCGCCAGCGGCTGCGTCTGCGGAGGACGTGCCAGAAGTCGAGGACGAGGCATCACCCGAGGACGAGGCCGAAGATATTGCCGAGGACGAGGCAGAGGCTGGTAGCACTGATTGACATCGGGGCGGCGTGTATGCCAGTCACCGAAGAGATTCAGACATTCGCAGCGTTTCAAGGCAAGGTTTCAGGAAACACCATCATGGGTGTTTCGCTGATCCAAGAAGGCCCGGCGCTTGGTCATGGGGTGTTCGTGGACAAGCGTTCGCTCAACAAGTTTAAGTCCTTAGCAATCGAGAAGGGCCGGGTGAAGGCAAAGCTGAATCACTTCTCGTCGGTCGAGGACACGGTTGGCTATTACGAGAACTTCCGAGTCAGCAAAGGCAAGCTTCTCGCTGACCTGACCTTGTTCGATGCGCACAGCGGAAAGGAGATGCTGCTGGAGATGATCAATGAAATCCCGTCCGCTTTTGGCGTCTCCTTGATGTTTGCAGCGGATGCGCCAGAATTGGACAAGGAAAGCGGCAACTACATGACCCGCCCACGCGGCTTATACTCGGCTGACTTTGTAGACACACCCGCAGCCAATGCTGACGGCGTGTTCTCGGCTGATCAGATTGACAGTGACGAAGATGTTATGCCAATTGACCCACCGGCGCCTGCGCCAGAACCTCAAGTTGATTTTTCCGCCATCATCGCGGAGCAGTTCGCCGCTTTCACTGCTAAGTTTGACGAAGTGGCTACGCAGTTTGCCGCCGACAACGCCAAAGTGCTCGCCGAGTGCGAACAACTCAAGGCCGATCTGAAAGCGTTGCAGTCTGGCAACAGCGACATCGAGCTACAAGCTCGCTTAGCCGCCGCCGCTCCTGCTCCTGCTGCTTTTGCCGCTCCTATTAACGAGCCAGAGGTTAAGGTACCAGCCATCTCCTACCACGAAGCCAAGAATCAAGCCATCGGAACGGCCACCGGCCTCGATCGCTTAAAAGCGGTTCGCGCGTTCACTGAAAAATTCCCAACCGAAGCGGCCTACGTTTCGGCCAACTCATAACAACTTTCTCTCAAGACCATGCCACAAGCCAATCTTCTCGATATTGCCAAACTCAACGGCTCCGACACCATTGTCGGGCTGATTGAGGAAACGCTGACCTACGCTCCCGAGGTTCAGATTATGCCAGCGCGCACCATCCGAGGCACCAGCTACAAGATCGCGTCGCGCGTCTCGTATCCGGGCGTCGGATTCCGTGCCGCTAACGAAGGATCGACCCCGAGCAAATCGGAGTTCGAGAATCAACTCATCGAGTGCTACATTCTCAGCGGTGCAGTGCAGGCCGACGTTGCGGTGGCTCGCGCTTACGAGGACGGAGAACAAGCGTGGAAAGACATCGAATCCATCGGTGTAATGCGCCAAGCGATGATTGAACTCGGCTCGCAGGTGATTTACGGAACCAGCGTTGATTCCAAGGGCTTCCCTGGCTTGCAGGCGATTCACACCGCTTTCAACTCCGGACTCGTAGTTGGTGCTGGCGGTAGCACTGCTTTGTCCTCCGTTTACGGCATCAACACCGACACCCAAGGCGTTCAGCTCGTTTTCGGTTCCGGTACTACCTTTGAACTGGGTGAGTGGCGCATCGAAAATGTGGGGACTAGCTCGGTCTATCCTGCTCACGTTGCAAACTTGACCGCTTGGGTCGGGATGCAGGTTGGCAGCAAATACAGCGTTGGCCGGTTGAGCGCCGTCGGCAGCGACTCCGGTGCCGGTGTCACCGATGCGCGTCTGGCTGAATTGCTCAGTAAATACCCGGTTGGGTACCGGCCAAACTACTGGTTGATGAACCGCCGCTCGGCGTTCCAGCTCCAGTCAAGCCGTTCCACCGCCTTCTCCGCCCTCGGCAGCAAGTCCGCCACCGGTGCCGAAGTATTCGCTCCGTTGCCACTTGAGTCCAACGGTATCCCAATCGTCATCACCGACTCGATCGGTATCGCTGAGTAATTAAGCGCATCACATCTAAAGAATTATTACAATGGCTAACGAATTTTCTCGAAACATTCAGGACGCGGACCTGACCAAGGCTCGGCTTCTGACCGCCTCTGACGGCAACGTCCAGTCTCCTGACCTCGACCTCGGCACTAACTCAAAAGGGTTTTTCCCTGAGAATGCCGAAGTAGAAGTCTTGATCCCTGCTTTGACTGCTACGCAGCTCGCATCAGCGGACACGATCACCATCCTCTTGCAGGGTGGATCAACGGCCACTCCGACGACCAGTTTGGGTCTCTCGGCGGTTCTGACCGGCACAGGCAGCGCAATCCCTCAAACATCCTTCCGATTTCGGCTGCCTTCTCCCGCTCCGCGCTACGTGAACGCCAAGTTCACCACAGCCGGCACTACGGGCGACATGAGCGCGGTAAGCGCCTCAGTCAGACTGCTGACCTAATTTTTGGTGTTGGGTGTTTTCATCGTGGGCGGCTGACAGGGTTCTATCCTTGTCAGCCGCTTTTTTGTATGACCTACGCTCAACGCATCGCCTCCGCGCATGGACGCATCCGCACCAAATTTGGAACGGATGCCAGCGGCGCGCAACTTTACGTGTGGCATAACAACGTGCAGATTCACGCCTACCAGCCGACCGGCAAGAACAGCCGGAACCTGATGGCTCAGATCATCGTCAAGGACGACACGGTGAGCGTGATTGCGACGAAAGCGCAGTTTACGACCGTGCCAAAGATCAACGACGAGATCAAGATGGGCACAGTGCTGGCCACAGCGGTCATCTACCGCATCGACAGCGCTGCGACCACGCAGATCCGCCCGTTTTACGATCTGGAGCTGATTGACCC